GATCAACTCTCATTCTACTTATTTTACTTTCATATTCTGAATTTTTTAATGTAGCAGCTTGAAGATCAGCACGAAGTTGATGAACATAATATTCAGAACGAGATACCACAGCATCTTGATATCGTTCTGGTAGAACAGGAGAATCTGTAGCTGCACTTAAATCAGTATGAGTTGCCCAATACTCATAAAAAAATGTATATACTTTATCAGGGATAGGGGTTAAACCAATCTTATCATCTTGCGTAAGATAAAAATAATCAGGTTTAGCTCTATTATCTGTCGTAGTAGGATCAAGATCACGTTCACGAAATTGATTAGTAAATTGAACATACGGGATATATGGAATTACTTTTATATCTGTATCAGCTTCAATAAGATATGCAGTATCAACATCTACAGATTTAAAGCCTGTTTCAAGAGCATACTCTCCTGTTCCTGCTACAGTTGTTATCGTTCCATCAGTATGCAAAAAGGGCCATTCAAGTTCTGCTGTATAGATATCATTAACACTACGATTAATAAATTCTTTCACAGAAGTTTGAATGCCCTTGCTGTTTGCAAAATTAGCAGAAGTTAATTCTACTTCATTTAAAGCATTTAATACTCTATTACTTAATGTTAAATAATTCGCCATTACGATTTAGAACCTTTTGGTTTTTTACCAATGTAAGTTGAAGATTGCCCCATCATTAAGATACAGGTTTGATGATCTTTTAAACTATAGAAAGCAATCGTCCAACTTCCATTCTTAGGGTTTTCGTATATAAAAGTTAATTGTTGTTCTTCTTTACCTACTTCAGAAAGACCTGCCCATGTTTTTTGTTCGTTAAACTGTAACTCAAGATATTTATCTATCTCATCAGGAGGCCCACATTGAGCAAAAGAAGGAAAAACAATTCCCAAAAGTAGAATACTTAACATAAGTACTTTAAGCATTTTAGCTCCTATCTAATTTCAATTGTCTTTCTGTTCTTATTCTCATCTTTTAAGAAGCGTACTACTAGAATACCGTTTTCTAGTTTAGCTTCTGTTACTTCAACATTTGGTGCAAGATTAAAAGAACGAGAGAACCTACGTTGTGCTAATCCATTATAATGCCAAAGCTCTTCATCAGAAGCATCTTCTTCGTTACGATCTCCTACAATAGTAAGCTTTCCTTCTTCTTCAAAAATTTCAATGCTATCTTTTGAAAATCCTGCAACAGCCATTTCAATTCGATAGATATTTTTAGATTCTTCAATCAGATTATAAGGTGGGTAGTTTGAACCTTTCTCACGAGGCATCCAATAATCATCAAAGCCTACTGACATTTGATTGAATAAGTTCCTAAATTCTACTAGTGTACCGTTAACTGCATTCATGATACTCTCCTTTTCAGCGAGTTATATAATCCCATGATTGGCGATTATTCCTTAGTATATCATAATAAAAATTCTTAGTCAAGTCTTTATTTTAAGAACGAACCTTTCTTACTCCACCACCTTTAGCATACTTCTTAACGTAGCCGCCTTTGTCTTTTCTCATTTCTTTACGTGCTTCGTATTTACTGCTATATTTTTTATCAGCCTTTTCACGAGCTTTCCAATCCCATGTTTTTTTTGCTTCTGCTGTTTCCTCAAGCCAAAGCTTATTAGCTGCTCTACTACCAATATCTGCTTCTACATCAGCCATTCTTTTTGCGGCTGCTCGTACACTTCTTGCATGTTGTGGCTCTTTTGCTGACTTTTCTATTTCTTCCTTTTTCATCCATGCTGGAGTATATCTTAAAATAGGTTTCTTTTTCTTTACCATTATACTCTTACCTTTCTTACTCCACCGCCTTTAGCATACTTCTTGACGTAGCCACCTTTGGCTTTCTTTTTCTTTTTTATAGAACCTCCTGTAGCTTTTAAAATAGCTTCGGGTACTTTTTCAGAGTATCCCCTTGAAGGCAACCCTTCTTCTGTTCTATAATTATCTAAATCTTTAACATATCTATTCCATGATTCAGATTTTCCTGTTCTTTTAAAATCTTGTTTTATTCGATTTTTTAATTCAGTACCTCTTGCTTGTCTAAATAATGCAGAACCTAATCCTTGTCTTGGATTAAACCCTCCTATTGCAGTAGTAACATCATCTTGAGCATTTTTGCGTGTTAGTTCACCTAAAGGCATCTTTTTTAAATAAGAAAGATATTCTTCAGAAGGAGAGTGCCTTTCTCTTTTTGTATGTTTTCCAAAACCATATTTTGTTTCCATTACTACTCTTCCACCTTCTGACAATCGCACATTTCAGGGGTGCAGTTCTCACAAGTACATTCTCCATACTCTCCACAAGCTACACATTCACAATTATTACAAGCCATTTTATTTTCCTCCTATTTAGCCCTACTTGGTTTTCTTATCGTTCCACCATTAGCATAGTTCTTTTTTACTTTACCACCTTTAGCTCTTTGTGCATATCCATAAGCAGGAAGCGTTTTTCCTGATTCCATTTGTCTATTTAGTTTACCTAAAACAGTTTCATTTTTTGCAGAAGAAGATTGTTCCTTTCTTACATACTTTACTAAATCAGATAAAGTAGCCTTTTCACCAAGTTTCCCTTGTTCTATAAGAGAATCTTTAAATTCCATTGTTTCTTCTTCTGTTGGTCCACCTTCTTGAGGTGGTTTAAAAAAGTTTTCTACGTTCATCATTCTATTTTCCCCAAAGTTTCTTTAGATAGTTTTGAACAAGTGTATTATTCAAGAGTAAATCATTATATACTTTTGCTGTTTCATCATCTTTTTTCATAAGTTGAGTAAGTGTCATTGCTGATTCCTGTAGATATTTGAGTATATAAAATTGCTCATATGATACGTTTGATGAAAACCATCCTATAATATTTTCTCTTACTCCTTTAGTAACCTTATTTACTTTATGCGGAAAGATAATTGGAAATATAATTGCTTGTCCTGCTTGTAACTGAAAACCAATTTCTCCCGATTCTGTCTTTATTACAAACTCTCCACCTTCATAATCATCATTTAAATTAATTGAAAATCCGTAGTCATAAAAAACATTATTAGATTTTGGTGATGCTTTAAATGAGTCTATATGATAATCGTAAAAGTCTCCTTCAGTATACCTATTATAAAAATTAACTGATATTCTATTTGGACAATAAACTGAATCTATATACGAATGATTATATAGAAGATCAATTAAATACTTTCTAACTTTCTCAGGAACAGTTGTTTCTGTATTCTTTTTAATATCATAAAACTTACTGATATTCTGTGTCTTTGTTCCATCTGCAAATTTCTTATTCGTAAGTTGGTTTCGTAAATAGGTTGTATCTTCTTCATCTAATAGTTTTAAAAACATTTATTACCTCACAATTTGAACACAGCAAAGAGAGTAGTAGGGTTTTTAAAAGGAACCCTACAAAACCTTTACTCAGATATTACGTACCAGTTGAAACAGTAGCTTTTTCAACAGGGTTCTTAGAAATATCAACTAAGACAACATGCGCTCGAAAACGCCATGCCGTAGTTTTACTTGAACCACCATCAATCACTAGAAGGTCTAGTGTATCGGCGGAAGTTACCAAACAAGAATCAGTACCTTGAGCGCCAAAGAAGTTGATAGAAGTGGTACCATTTGAAGCACCGCCATCAATACATACATCAACATCTCCACCAGTAATACCTACGTCAAACGTAATTTGACCATTACCGGAAGCCTCAAGATTTTCGATTGCTCCACCAACAATTAGCGTATCTGCTGGTAAATCAATCAACTGAACGATGTCACCCTGCTCCAGATCAGTATTATCTACCGCATCATAAACAGGAGAAGTGATAACATAGGCGTTCTGGACACTAGAAGGGTGACCAACAGTACCGCCGCCAGAATGCGTAGCATTATAAGTAGCCATAATTTAGTCCTCCCCTACGTGTTAAGGTCTACGACGCCTTGAAGGACGCCTTTGTAGCCATCACCAGAACCACGAAGAACCTTACGGCCAAAGACGTGTAAACCACGCACGATGTCAGCAAAGCTATCAGGGTCACGGATGACTTCAGTTTTTGCAATATGAGAAGCGGTACATACTGCACTTATATGTCCACCAAGAACGGTTGTTTCACCGCTAGTGGCAGATGGACCAAACGTAAACGCAGCAGCCGAACCAGTAGAACCAGTTTGGATGACGTTAGTTTGATACAATGTAAAACCATGAATTTTACGAGCAGTGACTGCACCGTTCATCAAAGCTGACATATCTTCACCAGTTACACTGGCATCCATCAACTTAGCGTCGGCTTGTTTCAAAATCTCGTAGAATCCAGAATTAGCGACAAACCACCGATTCTCTTGTGGGACATCATTTGCGTCCAACTGTTGAGCAAAACGGGCAAGAAGGTTAGCACATTCATTACCTGTATCACAGGAAATGGCTGCACCAGCCGCACCAGTATCGGTAGTAGCAGTACCTTGAACAGCACTGTCGTTAATTTCTTTTAGGACATTGTAATCAAAAGCTTTCTTCAACGAGAATGCACCCGAAGAAGTTGCTAAAGATTCCCAATTAACATGGCTCTGTCGTTCTTCAATATCATCAACCTTGAAAGCAAAGTAATTGCCCTGATCAACTGTCAGAGTAATTTCAGTGTCAGTGAGGTCTTGGGTATTGACAACAGCACCACGAGTATATGAAGATACAGTAACCGTTGGTTCCTTAATAATCTTCACAGTATCGCCAAAGTTCTCGATTTCTCCCGAATAGTCGGTATTTGTAATTGCTTCAGCAACCGACGCTCTACGGAAGAATTTAAGGACTTTCTGGCTGAATATGCTGGGTAAAAACGCATCGTTGACTAGATTGTCATAACCAGCAGCTCTTCCTACAGACATAATATGTCTCCTTTTCGGTTATATTATTCTTCCCTCTTTTGAAGCCTTAACAATTTCTTTTTCTAATCGTTCAAATTCATGCGGCTTCAATTTAGAGATTTCAGCGTTTGTCCAAATCTTTTTATCTTCATTACTAGTAGCAGGTACAGTTTTTTGCGTAAAAGAAACAGCTTCTGCTGCATCTGCTTTATTAGATTTAGACTTGGGTTGAATATTAGAATCTAGTTTGTAAAGGTCGATTATACGAGCAGCCCATCTAGCATCAGTACGATTTTTATAAATACCATTTGAGATAGTAGGAGGTTGTGAATCTAGCCATGATAAAAATTCTGAACTTTCTTTTAACTCTACAAAGTCGGGGTGTAATACCAACAACTCCTGTTCAGCCGATTTGTATTTGGCTTCTTCTTCTTTCTTATTAAGAGCAGCAATCCTTTGTTCAATTTCTGCTGTTCTTGCTTCTGCTTGAAGTCGGGAAACAGTTTCAACAACTCCATATACATCAGGGAACTCTTGTTTAAACTCTTCAAGTTCTTCTGTTGTCTTAGGCATTGAGGCTAAAGAAGTAGTCTGTTCTGCTAATTTAGTCTTAGCATCGAGCAATTCTTTTTCTTGTTGCCATTCATTTCGTTGACGATCATGATAGCTTTTAAGATCACTATATCTTTTTTGCCAATCATGTTCCTGTTTCTTAGAAATTAGTCCTTCATCTTGCTGAGTATTTGCCTCTTCAGGAAGGTCAGAAAGATTT